ATAGTTACAATGAGGCTGTGGCAGATGCTACGGCCTCATTTATGTCACAGACGAAACTCGGCAATATTCGCTGATAGACGAAGGAAGCTAGAGGATAGTCAACTAACCATACTCGAAAACCCATTTTGGCAAGGAGAAATACAATGACTGCCATTCAAGGACTTCGTGGGACTGGTCAGTTTACATCTGACTTCCGTCCTACCAATTACCGGGAGCTTTTCACGCTCCTAGAACCAAACGGCACTGCGCCGTTGCAGGCTCTGTTAGCCATGACTGGCTCGGAGAGCACAGATGACCCTAAATACAACCACTTCCGTGATGAGTTGCCTGACCGGACGCTGACTACTTCAGCTACTGTAGGTGCCGCCGCAACATCTGTTGTTTACACAAACGATGATGATGAGGCTTTCATTGTGGCTGGAACATTGATTTATGTCCCAGAAACTGGTGAAGTAATTCGGGTAACTGCAAACAACACCACAACCAACACACTTACTGTTACTCGTGGCGTTGGCCAAGCTGGTACTGGTCAGGCGATTACGTCTGGTGCAGAACTGGTTATTGCTGGTCATGCTGACCAAGAAGGTGGCACTAGCCCCGACCCAATCAGCTTCGACCCAACCACTGACTTTAACTATACTCAGATTTTCAAGACGAGTATTTCTGTTAGTGGAACTCTGCAAAACACCTATCTACGGACTGGTGATAAAGAGCAAGAGCAACTTACTAAAGCCCTAAAACTTCACATGGGTGATATTGAGCGTGCAATGTTCTTTGGTCGCAGAGACGAAGTGAACGGTACAACTGCAAACCCAACTCGTTACACTGGTGGCTTGTTCGCAAGCATCACTAATGTTTCCGATGCGGCTTCAGCATTTGCATCAGCTAACACCATCACAGAGAAAGAGTTCGACCGCCTGCTGGTGGAAGACATCTTTGCTTACGGCTCAAACGAAAAGATTATGTTTGCTGGCCCACGCTGTGTCTCTAACTTGATGGAAATCGGCAAAAACCGTTGGCAACCAACCTCTATCGACAACGCATACGGCGTGTCATTCACTCGTTACACCACATTTGCTGGTGACTTGCTTGTGTATATGCACCCAATGTTCCGTCAGGTAGCTGGTCTGGAAAAGCAGGCTGTTGTTCTTGATATGCCTCACCTGAAGTATCGCTACCTCGAAGGTCGCGACACATCATTGGTGCGTGATATCCAAGGCAACGACTTCGATGGCGTAAAGCACATGTACATGACAGAGTGTGGTCTGGAAATGACCCATTCAAAAGTACACCACGTTATCAAGAACTGGAACGCAGTGTCCTAAAGGACGACAAAGTGCGCTAGAAAAGCGGATACTAGAGCCGGGGCAAGTCCTCGGCTCTTTTTTATTTAGGAGAAATAAATGTCTGAAGATATCAACGCTGAAAAGAAAAAGGCGACAGTTACACGCAAAGAGAACCGTGCAAAGGAAGCCGCATCACGGCAGAAGGCATCAGAAAAAGAAAAGAAGATGGACAGCGATTTTGTGTACTTCATCTCTTCTAATCCTGAACAGGTCTCTTTTAACATTCGTCTTGCTGGACAGCAGTTCAAGGGAACTTGGGATGACGAGCATGAGTACCTATGCTGGCGCATACCCCACAAACTAAAAGACAGAATGATGTCTCACTTTTTTGTGAAAGAAAAGCGGATTATCGTAGGGGAAGAGTAGCATGTCATATCATTCGTCATCTTCTAGTTCATCTTCAAGCTCATCATCCAGTTCAACTGGGACAACCACTGGCAATGCTTCTAGCAAAGTGTCAAGCACTGACATGGCGAAGCCAACAGGGGAGCCAACGCATGAAATGGCGGACGGCTCAATACATGTAGGCCCAGTACATCCCAGAGATACAGTTACGAAACAGAAGTCTGACACTGCCACTGCTAATACAATAGAGTGGCTGGATAACAATACAGAGGATAGAAATAGACACTCCCCCTCTACACCACACCTGAACTCTCCTCACGCTAGTCTTGAGTCTTTAGTTTTTCAGGCGTTGCGTAGATACGGAGACATGCACCCCGGCACAGTCGATGGTGAAGTGATGATGATGTTTGTTGAGTTTGCCAATATGGTTATTGAGGATTTACGTTCTCACCCGTACTGGGACAACATTGAAATGGATTTCTACACACACCCTCAAGAAATACGAAAAGTTCCTGACAGCATAATGGTTCAGGGGTTGCTATATCATTATTCGGTACAGCAACAATCGTCAAAAGTTGAAGCATACGGCCCAATGTATTTTAAGGGAATGAACCGCGTTCTTTACAATCGCAAGTTTGGCAACGCCCCCATTGAAATGTCTCCTTGGGATAGAGGCGTTGGCAATAGGCCATCAGGGGTAAAGTCATACGACACTTCCAGAGGTAACTAATGTCCACAACCTACTCTCCATCTGGCGTAAGGGTAAAGGTATATCCTTACGAAGACTTCCAAGGAATTGATGCCTCAAGAGATGTATCCGCTCTGGACACAGGGCAGAAACAGCACATGATTGAGATTGAAAATGGTTTTGCCGATTGGAGAGGCACCATTGTTAGAGAAGCTGGCGCAAAACAGCGTACAGAGGGCGACAAGCTCATCAAGCATCTCAACTTCTTTGGTAGAAACTTGGCAGTATGGGCGCAGAAGGAAGGCTCCGGCATCGCTTTGCAGTCAGAGCGTAGCGCAATAGTAAATGAAAACATAAACTCCAATACAATATTCCTGACGATAACCGAAAGGGGTAGCGGGTATGACCAAGCTAACCCCCCAACCGTTACCTTCTCAGCCCCAACAGCGGATGGTGTTACTCCGTCAGTGGCCACAGGCACGGCGGTCATTGATGCTAATGGAGAGTTGGACAGTATAACAATTACATCTCAGGGTAATGGTTACTTACCAGACCCCACGGTAACTGTTGATGCGCCAGCAACTGGCACAACAGCGTTAGTCACCGCGAAGATGGGCACAGATGTAAGGACAAGAACCCATTATATTGAGGGCGCATACCCAGCATCGTCCATTGTCACATCCACAGTTTTTAACAACTCCGCAATGTTCTTCTCTAGGGACAAGACCCCGTATAAGTATGATGGATTGCAATGGAAGAAAATTGAGGCAGGCTCAGACCCAAGACCAGCTTTCGGAGTTTCTATTCAACGCCGTCTCGCCATATCTGGTGCGCCAGCAAAAAGAACAGTTATCGACTTCAGCAGAGTTGACCAGCTTGTATTCCCAGAAGACGAAGACCCCGGCTCAACAGATGTATTGAAAGCCGCAGACATTGATATTGGAAACATTATCGGTACTGCCGATGAAATCAAGGGATTGGGGGTGTTTGAAAACAATCGTCTTGCTGTGTTCACGAATGACCAAACTCTTGTTTACCAGATAAGCCCAGACCTAACCCAATGGGCAATCGATGACAAGGCGAACATTAAGGTTGGAACCATTAGCCACAACACGATAGCAACAGCAGGCGCAGACCTGATGTTCTGTTCTCGTGAAGGCGTACACTCTTTAAGACGCTCAGACACAAACGGTATCACGATATTCTCGATACCTATGTCAAACAAGATTGACCTTGTGTACAGAGAGTATCTTGCTCTCGTCAGGGACAAAGAGCAGATAAACGCTTTCTATGACCAAGACGAAGGCCAGTATCATATATTCTTTCCTGTTTCGGATTTGATTTGTAAACGCTTAACAATAACACTCAACCCTATGCAGGGTGGAGAAAGTAAATGGTCTTCAGGCACATTCCTCAACGCTACTTGCGGCAGGCAACTGGGAGAAAACACTCTTCTGGGAACCCCCGGAGGTATATGGGAGCGTTCAGAGATTGAGGACATAGAAGAGTTTAGTCCAGAAATGGTGGTTACTACACCAATACTCTGGCAAGGGTCTATCAATGACACAAAAGAAAGCTATAGTTTTATATTGCAAGCCACAGGACAGGGCGAGTTACAGGTAGAGGCTTTTGACGAAAGAGGTCGATACCTTTCAGCATTGCAATTTTTAATTCAAGACGGAGGGGCGGACGACAAATTCCCCGATGTGCCGTTAAATAGACAGTACGAGAGAAGGTTTGAACATCGCTATCGTGGTGTTCAGTTTAGATTTACCACGCGAGGCAAGGGGCTCTTGAAGATTATTGGCTTCGCTGTAACCGTAAGGCAGGGATAAAATGGCGCGATTAAGACAACAGCACCCGCAGAATTATGTCAATTCGGGTAACATTCATACGGATTTTGAAAATGTAATCCGCTACTTAAACGCCGCAGAACTTGGCAACAAGACTGTGGGTGAACTGCTGAAGGTTCTATTTAACGAAAGTGGCGACTTCCGTGGCCCAGTTGAGTTTCGGGTAGACAACCAAACAGGCTTGCAGTATCGCGTTGGTGAGTATGCAAACGATGACGAGGCTTGGATTACCCTCGTACAAATATCTGACCTTCGTGGCCCATCGGGCGCGAACACAGGAACCGTTGAAGGGCCGCTATTTTTTAATCGCCAAGATAGCGTTGTTTCAACAGGCATCTCTGGCGGTGTTTTTACAATCACAAGCGGAGGAACTGGATACACTGTTGCGCCAACAATATCATTCAGCAATCCAGACGGAGACCCCATCAATGGTGTGAACCCATCCGCTACATGTACAATAGATGTCAACGGCCTTGTCGATACAATCACAATGGTAAGCCCCGGTTCGGGCTACCTAACGCCACCAACAATGACATTTACGCCACCCACAACTGGTACTACAGCTACTGCAACAGTTACGCTGGGTGCCATTGCGGCAACTTCAAATGTAATCTCTTACACATTTGACCCGACAACTGACGACATTGTTGTTTACAAGAACGGCCTGTTGCAGACTGAAAGTGCTCCATCAAGTGAGTACACAAAAAGTTCTGCCAACAACGAGGTTACGCTTGCGGCAGTACAGTTGGCTGACAAGATTACAATCTACTCAATACGTTCGCAGGCCGTCACAAACTTCCGCAGGCTTGACGAGACAATCGCACAGGCCAAGACGAGCGTAACATTTATTCACACAGCAAACGAAAAGCTGTTGGTTTACAAAAACGGTATCTTGCAAGAAGAGGGTGGTAATGATGACTACCTGACAAACCCTGCTAC